CCCCAACCAATCATACCTAATAAGATATGATTAGCTAGATTAACCTAACTAATACTTGCTATACTCAAAACCACGATCCTGAACACTCATATTATGCAAAAAAGTATACTCAGGATCGGCATTGACACCATCAGTAAAATCCAACAATCTTTGACGATCAAACGCAAGCAACATGTACTTAGATGAATCAACCTCAGCAAGACCCATCTTATACAATCGTTCGCTGACAAACTTCGAATCTTTCAAGCGAGCAATCAAAGATTCTTGCTCATAACCGAGCTCACCAAAAACATCGGCCTTCAACAAAGAGTCAATAGAGCCAACAACCAAACGCCATGCAACATCGTTAACACCCATAGTGTCCAAGGCCAATCCTATCCACTTACAAAGACAGTCATAGGCGTCCTTCATGCCTTGCGCATTCCAGCGCATTTTATAAATGGTATCGGATGTATTACGATGCGGACGCAAAACACGACGTGAAACTCCATTACGAACAACCAAAAACTCACGAAAATATCGTTGCAAAAACACAATACGTTCCTTCTCTGGAGTAACCAAAAAACCATACTTATTCACTTGAATCAATAAGGATCGAGCTTGACGAAAAGCTGACTCCTTAACATTCATAGCAAAATGAGATTTTATAAAGGCACGAAAGTGCTCTGGCGTCATCAACGAAAGACTATCAGAAATAGAACCAATAATGTCATCACCCTGTATAACAACACGAAACAAACCAGTTTTCATGGCAGTCAAATAACGTATATCATTGGTCTCCTCAAAACAAAAGACGCAATACGAACAACACACTACCACCAAATGCAAAGTATTCAAATAAGAGGTATTATAATCACCACTACACAATGAACCCATGACCAAATTAAACAAACCACCAGGAAAATTAAGAACATGCCCAGCAGTATTTTGAACTAGCCAACGCAGAAACGTCTTACATATGCGAGATCGAGGATCATCACCGAACTCAAATCCCCAACTAGCCGTCATTAATAAAATGGCTATGTCATTAGCAGTAAATGATAAATCCTTA